TAAGCGCCAGTTTCGTCTGTCTGAGCACACTCAAGTGCATGGAGCTGAAATTAAGGATGGACTACTTGTGATAGATCTCAAAGTAGTGATTCCAGAAGAACAGCGTCCTCGTTTAATTGAGATTAAATAAAACAATTTTTCGAGGAGAAAACAATGACAACAATCACCCAAACTTGGGGATACACTTGTCGTATTTGCGACAAGGTAACTTCCTTCATCTATGGTTTTTTCAATAGTCTTGGTAATGCAATTATCATATCTCGTCAAATCGAAGCAAACACTAAAATTGCTAGATTAATGAGGCATGAGTATCCAGGTCTGTCAGAAGCACAGATTCTGAGCGAGTTGAATTATAAAACTATAAAGAGCTATTGCGATGAGTAATTTTTTCAAAACAATCTTTAGTATGCGTTTTAGCGATGCAAAAAAAGGTGCTTGGCCTGGTACTTCTATGGGACAGCCACTGAAGTATCGTGAATCAAGTTACACTTTATCAGAGCTAGAGCGTAGACTAAATGCCGAAATAAACGGATATGGGACGAGATACTAATGTGGCCTTATACTTCTGAGGAAAATGAGTATTTGTCGTAAAAAACTACATAATAATCTTGCAAGGGAGCTACTAAGGTAGCTCCTTTCTTGCTTACTGCTCATTAAACTGTTATCATAATCAAAATGGAGATTTAAATGACAGACGACAACTACCCATACGATAAAATATTTGATCAACCACATCCAGGTCTTATAAGGCAAGAACTTGTTACTTATACTGAACTTGATGGTCGAATTCATCGCACTACAGTCACCAGATCATTTTTTGGTGATGATTATACTGATTCTACAACCTCTTGCCCTATAGGATAAACTATGTCACACCTAGATAAACTTTCTAAAGTAAACCCACAAATCAATATCGAACGCGCTGAAAATGGCTGGATTTTTGAAGCTTCTGGTCGCACACACGACGATGATTGGAAAAACATCAAAATTCTTGTAAATACCTCTGACACCTTATATAAATTGATTGAAGAGCATAACGAGATGGACCTCGACTAGTATGATTAGAAACGATAGAGATAAATACGAACGAATTATTCACCTTTTGCGTGAAATTGAATATGCTAGATCACAATTAGCACCACAAGATACAGGCCATATCAGCACTGCTATTGGATGGATGGAAAAGCGTGTGTCTGCTTTATCTGAAGAACTTAAAAAATCTGATGTGTAATGACACCTATTGAAATATTTGAGTACAAACAAAAATGGAAGCCTGGCTATGTAGTTAGGCTTCACTCAGATCTAAGAAGCAAAGCTAAAGACTATTGTAAAATTCAGATGTTCAAACATCAATGGGATGTTAACGAGTATACTAACTCCTACGAAGATACATGGATGTTTGAAAATAAGTTAGACGCCACTAGCTTTACAGCACAATGGGATGAAAGGTTTGTAAATCAATAAGATGAATAATTATTTACTTGATAATTTTAATAACAACTCTTTAGAATATGATAATGAAAAATACACGTTTGATAAGTATGTATTAGATATCATTCAAGAGGATTATCCCTATGTAGATGATTTATCAAAAATTCATACTCACGGACTCAGCGGTAATCAAATACTTAAAATTAGTGAAAAGGTTCAAAAATCTTTTAGTAGTTACGAATTTAGTACTATGATTGATTTGTTTGCTGCCGAATATCTCCAACCATTAATTGGAGACACAGAGTTTCTTGTCAAGAGGTATCCAACTTTAAATTTCGTTGTTCCTAATCAAGAAGAGATAGGTAGGCGTTTACCTTTTCATCAAGGTATTACCTATGATAATGGTCGGGGGCAAGGAACTATCTGGATGCCTTTAACAAAAACATTTGATAGTAATTCTATGTACGTTGTTGACCATGAGAATAGTAAAAAAATTACATCCTTTGCTCTTAAAAATAAAATAACATTTGAAGAGTGGGAAAGACTGTGTTTACAGAATGCTTATCCTATAAAATATGATGTTGGGTCTGCCCATCTTTTTCATCAAGAAATAATACACGGAAATGTTAATAATGTCACTGATAGCACTAGAATGGCTATTGATTGGCATATTCTATTAAAAGATGAAGAGTGTGGACGTAGGATTCCTGGAGGATTTTTTAGAAAAAAAGACGACTTTTTTACAACTATTTTAAAGAACGATTCTCGTCAAAGTATTATTTACCTATCATGTAATTCCGACTATGATAAAAACATTGTTAAAATACACCAAAATGATATAATTAAAAAATACTGTGACCAAAACCAAATTAAGTATAGTTTCAAATTAGAAGAAAACGATCATTTTGCATGGCTGCCTTACTTAGAGAGCCTAATGGAACATGATTACATAGGCACAATACTTATGCTTAGTATATTCAGCCTACCTGATGACAAAGAACGAAGAAGTACAATACTTCAAAAAGCAGTAAAAAATAATAAAAAAATTATCTTTGCAAATGAATTACAGGTTCTTCGAGACTCAGAAGATATAAACAAGGTTGAGTATTATAGAACTTTTGCTGTCAAGAAAAAAGGAAAGTATTATTGGGAATGATTTATGGTAGTGAAGGTTTAATTGATACAGATTTTACTATTAATACTAATCTTGATACAGATAATCTTTGTTGGGAAGAAGCTTACTTATTAGCCGCTAACGAAACAGGGGTTTTATTTGATTACAAAGGATCAAATGAAAACATAAAACAAGAGCAGCTATATCTTTCAAAAGGTATGAATCCTGAATCAAGTAAGCATTATGCTGTTTTTAACGTGTCTTTAGATTTAGATAATTTCTTCCCCAATCATTACTACTATGTATCTTACTTAAAACTACCTGCAGGGTATAACCTTTGGTGGCATAGGGATTTTTACTATTCTTTCCTTAACAAATTTGATATAAAAAATAGAAATAAAAATTCAATTAGAAGAACTATAATAAACTTAAATAATTGGAGTCCAGGCCAGTTATTTCAAGTAGAAGACGCTATCGCAGTAAATTGGGAAAAAGGTGATTGTTACACTTTCAGAGAAAATATCTGGCACGGAGTAGGTAATTTCTCACTTGAAGATTACTTGATCATGCAAATTACTTGGATAGACAAAAATGATGTTTTATGAAAAATGTGTATTTAGCACAGTTTTCTACTGTCTCGCTTGATACCTATTACTTTTTTCCTTACTCTGTAGGACTTATTCGGTCTTATGCTCAATCTATACCTCTAATTTCAAAAAACTACGATTTAAAACCGCTGTTGTGGAAAAAGCTCCCAATTGATGATTTAGTAAACTCACTTGATAATCCTGCTGTATTTGGTTTTTCTAGTTATGTATGGAATGCTAACTATAACTTGCAACTTGCAAAAGCTGTCAAAACTAGATACCCAGACTGTATAATCGTGTTTGGGGGTCCTGGGGTTCCTGATGCAGATGCAGACTTCTTTACTAATCATCCTTGGGTTGATTATTTAATCCATACTGAAGGCGAGCAGAGTTTTGCAAATCTTTTAGAGACTCTACTAAAAGGTACTTGTAAATCTCACGTCTCAATTCCAAGTAACCGTACTAAATCACTTGACACAATCCCCTCACCCTATTTATCTGGTGTATTTGATTCAGTGCTTGCAGAAGCAAAAGATCAGAAAGTGATTATCAATGCTTTGCTTGAAACTAATCGTGGTTGTCCTTTTAAATGTACCTTTTGTGATTGGGGAGGACTCACCTTTTCTAAGATTCACTGTTTTGATTTAGATCGCATTAAGCAAGAGATAACATGGCTAGGTAAAAATAAAATAGAGATGCTTAGTTTAGCTGATGCAAATTTTGGTATCTTTCCAGACCGTGATCTTGAGATAGCACAATGGGCAATCAAAACCAAACAAGAGTATGGGTTCCCAAAATACTTTGACACCTCTTGGACTAAAAATACCAAACCTGAAACTATTGAAACTGCAAAGTTACTGATGCAGGCTGGTATGCTACGTAAATTTGTTATGAGCCTTCAAACTTTAGATGTTCAAACTTTAAGTAATATTAAACGTAGAAACATTGATGGTAGTAAGTTTTCACAACTCATTGAAGATCGTAGTGTAAGTGTTTCAACTGAGTTAATAGTTGGATTACCAGGTGAAACTCTTACATCTTATAAACAAGGAGTGTGTCAGTTAATTGATGACAATATTAAAATTATTACTAACCCACTTACTTTATTACCAAACTCTGAAATGAGTACTCCAGACTATTGTTCTCGATGGTCGATTGAATATGTTACATTTAAAAGTTCGTGGTCTTCTCATAGTGTGGATGAGTGGGAGAATCTTGTAGTTGCTACTTCTTCTTATACTACTCAAGTTTGGGGTGAAATGATACTTTGGGGTTGGCTCACTGTATTTTTAGAAACTTACTACTGGACTGACTTAATAGCAAAACAATTTGATACACAACTGTGGTACGATTGGTGTTATGATTGGTTTAGAACACACGACAACCCCCTTACTCCTTGGCTTTCTAGGTGGGAAAATCATTTGTCTGATGGACTAAGCTATGAATTATGGGGAGGAGGAGATGGTACAACAGATTTAGACGCAAACCAAGCAATTATCGACAGTTCTTCTTGGAATGAAACTTTAGCACTATGTATTAAAGAGTTTTGTGAGACTCATTCATTGCCTTATCCTTCTACTTATATACTAGAAACACAAGCTAATAGACATAAAGTTATAGACGGGTATTCATCGCTTTCACAACAGCTTGTCGCAAACCGTTGGAACTTTTTATCGCAAAATTTAGAGCACCAAGCTAACTAGATACAGCAAGTCCATACTTGTCAAATTGTCCTTTTATGTTTATACTACTTCAATAATGATGTTTTTAAGGATTATAATTAAATGATAGGAAATACCTTTTGGGAAGATTTAGAGATAGACGCTCTTGAAATAGGTGAAGATGTAAAAGCTATGGCTCACGCGCTAGTTGATCATTGGGGTAGTAGTTTAACTGAAAAAGACTTACTTAATTTATCTGCATATTCAAAGTGTGCCGATACTCCTATTCAATGTGCTATGGCAAAAGCAGCCTTATCCTACTACCAAACTAAAAACTTTATTCCAGAACATATTCATGCTGATATGGATACGACTCCTAAGAAAAAGTGGTGGAAGTTTTGGACAGCCGAATGATTCAACTATATGAGGTGCGCTTAGATAACTGTCTTATGGCTCGCGACCGGTGTGAAGTAGACAGTTGGGGCTGGACGTTTTGGCAGTCTCGGTTTACAATATTACTAAGAAAATTAAATATCGAACTTACAGGGGCGAAGTGTTACGGTAGCACAGCTGGCTCCAACCCAGCGGGACAGGGTTCAATTCCTTGCGCCCCTGCCAATAAGGATTTACAATGACTGAAATTAAACAAGTAATGATGAGTGAAGATAGAACTAGACGAGCTGAGATATTTTCAAAGAATGATGTCTGGCACGTAAATATGATAATTGGAGGACAACTAATTGAATGTCGTCCTATGATTTCTGATGGGACAGTACACTCACTTCGTTACGCAGAAGATGCAGCAGAGAATTGGTGTATGGGAATTATAGAGTAAGCGGGTATAGTATAATGGCTATTATTACAGCCTTCCAAGCTGAGGATCGGAGTTCGAGTCTCCGTACCCGCTCCAAATAAAGGAAAAATAATGTTTCTTAAAGAAGTATCTATAGACTATAACTTTGACTTTATTTACGACATTGAATGGGAGCAGTTTGAGCATGACTGTTTAGGACATCAACAAGTAGAACTCAAAGATATTCACGATAAGGTTGGTGGGTTTCCTAAATCATTGACCCATCATAATACTATGTTTTATCAGAAATTCTTTGATAACAGCGAGATTGACTTTACAAATTTAGGCAATCAATTAGGTATAGAAGCGATCACTGTATCAATAATCAAGCAACCACCTGGTATGACTAATCCTATGCACCGCGATACTTTTTATCAAATCAATAAGAAATTTCCAAATGAAGAAAGAGTAAAAGTTAGAGCCAACTTACAGCTATTAGATTGGAAAGCAGGACACTTTCTGCAGTTTAATGACACAGTAGTAACGCATTGGAAAGCAAACACTGGGCATATGTGGGACTCTACTGTTCTTCATTTAGCAGCAAATGCAGGTCTAGAAGATCGTTACTCTCTGCAAGTTTCTGGATTTTTAAACTCTTAATGGTTCGTTATACAAATCTTCCCGACAATAAGAACAAACCTTTTGGAGGTGCTTACAGTGTTTATGATGAAAATACTGTGTCTCATCGCGACTACTTAATTCAAAAGTATGCAAAAGATACTTTAAGTCACGACTTTGAACAACTTAAACTTGACTATTTTGATGAATTTAAACACTTTCTCGGAAATTCTCACAATTTAATTGGTCTTGATTCTTATACTCATTCTTGCTTTACTCAAGGCACTACGGAATCTTTTACTCATTTTTACATCAGATATAGAAATAAAAACAGATTGAGGCTTGCTCGTGGAGAGTATTTTTATCATCAAATGATAAAATCCATGTACTATCCTATGCGCTTTGATTGGTTGGAGGATGATGAGCTAAGACAAGGAGACGTGTTAGTAATTAGTGCTCCTTTTTCTGATACTTGTGAACTGTATCCAAATCTTGAGCAAATACTATGTGAGTGTGATGAAAAAGAAATACCTGTTCTTTTGGATCTTGCCTATCTCAATATTGCAATAGATATGGAGATAGACTTATCGCATCCTTGTTTAGAGTATGTTGTGTCTTCTCTTTCTAAAGTTTTTCCTGTAGAAAATTATAGAATAGGTATTAGACTACAAAAAGAGATGTTTGAAGACCCGTTATATGTGATTAACGAGCCTAATTATAACTATATTAATATATTAAGCGTGTACTTAGGTTTAAAAATGATGCAAGAGTTTGGTCCTACCTATATTTACAACAAGTATGTAAACAAACAACAAGAGTACTGTATGAAATTAGGTCTTAAACCCACTTCTTGTGTATATTTTGGCTTAGATCTTGATAACAAATTTCCAGAATATAATAGAGGTAGAGAACATAATCGTTTGTGTTTCTCTAGAGTGTGGGATGGGAGAATGACTCTTGGCATGTAATAATGACTGGGATCCGCTAGAGGAAATTATTGTAGGTACTGCTGACTTTGCAAATATCCCTGTTCCTAATATCAGCGTAATGAAATCTCAATTTCCTGAGTATGAAGAAAGCTTTATCAAAGAATTTACTGGTTTTTACCCAGATCAAATTTTAGAAGAACAAAACGAAGACTTAGACAAACTTGCAGACGTGTTAAAAAGATTAGGAGTTACAGTTCATCGTCCTGATACATCGTATGCTACAGCTGATACTAAATCTCCTACTTGGCACGGTAAAAATTGGCATTACTATAGCCCAAGAGATTTGACTCTTATCATAGGCGATACACTTATAGAAACTCCGTCACCGATTTGGAATCGTCAATTTGAGACTTGGGGTTATAGAGATATTTTTACTAAGCTTTGGAATGAAGGATATAATTGGATTAAAGCGCCTGTTCCAATGCTTTATGATGAAAATTATAAAGAAGATACTAAAGGCGTACCTTCTCTGTACAACGAAGAAATACTATTTGAAGCAGCTAATTGCGTTCGTATGAATGAGGACATACTCTATCAAGTATCAAATACAGGCAATGAAAACGGAGCTAAATGGTTACAACGAGTTCTCGGAGATTCTTACAAAGTGCATGTTGCAAAAGATCTTTATTCTTATGCTCATCTTGATAGTACTATTGTTCCTTTAAGAGAAGGTCTTGTTCTGTATAATGCAACAAGAGTAACACCTCAAAATGAGCCTGAAGTATTCAAAAATTGGGATAAGATATGGATATATGAGTGTATAGGATCAGATAATACATACGGTCTTCCTTGGGGAGCAAGTGAATGGATTGGTATGAACTTACTTAGCGTAAATGAAGATCTTGCTATTGTAGATAAAAAACAAACTGAAATTCATGACAAACTAAACCGATTCGGTATTGAAACTATTCCTCTAGAATTAAGACATGATAGAATTTTAGCTGGCGGATTCCATTGTGTAACCTTGGATCTAAAAAGAAAAAGCTAAACATGATTAACATAGTTCATGATAACTTACCTCACGCAAACGTTTGGTCGCCTGTAAAAGAAGTCAAACGACAAAATTTTGGACCTATATATAAAAAATCTCTCCCTACTTTTCTTCACTACGGATACGAGTTAGCTTTTTTTGATTCTGCAGATAACCTTGATTCGTTTATATACCCTGTTTTACTGCATGAACCTTATATTCAGGTTAGATCATTAATAGCAAATCACAATCCTTTTGGTTTTTGGTCCCATGTTTCTGACGATGTAATTGAAGGATTGAGAGAAAAAAGAGGTTGGATTATTATTGATATATATTCAGAACCTATCACTCAGCATGATTTTGACGCTGTTATAAATTCACTTAATGATTCTTCTGAGTTTCCAAACGATAGAGTTTTAATAAATACAACTTCTCCTCATTTTACCAAGCACGAAAGAGTGTTTAATTATCCTAGTTTTTTAGAGATGGGATGTGTGGTTTATCAAAAAACACATAATAATTTTTCACCCTGCCCCTGTGGTCCCCGTCCTGGTCGTCCTTCAGAGGTAGAATATCCGCACAAAAGATTTTTACTATTAAATGCCCACATGGATTATCCTGTAGCTCAGGTTTTTGCTAAATATGCGAGTGAATATACAGATATGTTTTTAGACAGCTCAAACGACGTTTATAATTCACCAACATGGAGACCTTCCAAATTTTTAGAGCTGCCTGAAGCACTTCATGCAACTGATATCAATGTTGTGTTAGAAGCTTATGTTGATCATGAGGTAATTGAATATCCTTTTATTACTGAAAAGACTTATAGAAACATAAAATACAAAAAACCTTTTATCATAATGGGTAATAAGTATTCTCTTTTATCTTTACGCAAACTAGGATATAAAACTTTTGATCCACTAATTAACGAGTCTTATGACACCTTAGGAACGTCTAAACACAGATCAAAAGAAGTATTAAAAGAATTAAATAGATTGAGCCAGATGAATAATTATGAGTGGGATGACCTTATGATACAGTGCAAACCTGTTTTAGAACATAATTACAACAATCTATTAAAGCGTATAAAGCAAACTAAAGATTGGCTAGAGGGGTTAAAAAATCTATAATGAACAAAGAATATATAGAAACACAACTGAAACTTTACGCAAACTACCCTCAATATTGTGAGTACTTACTTACCATGTGGGAATATATTATAAGGAGAAACAATGTTAGATAGAGAACAAATGCTTAAGGCACTTGTAGCCCATGCCGAAGGACACTTAGCTAAACATCAAATGAATGTTGAAGTGTATCTTACTAATCCAGCAGGAATTGGAGAGCATCAAGACATTTTTGAAGCTATGGAAATGGAAGTTCTTGAAATGGCTAAGTATCATGATGTAATTGAGATGGTTGAAACATACCTAGAATAGTCTTAATTTTTTATAATTGCTAAAGCACTTATTATATGCTATTATTGCGGCATAGCTGGTTTCGATTATAACGCTGGCACACAGCGGGGCACAAGCTATTCGAACACTGTGCGACCGTAGGGAGCTGGCTGGGGAAACGGAGTTTCTTTTCGTTTTACGCCACACTTGCGTCTAATTTAATTACAAGGGATACAACTAATGACCAAATCTGATCCGTATGCTGTTTACGCAGAATTAGTAAAACATTCTAATGAGTTGATGGATGATATGGATATTGGTCCTTTAGAATTAGCTGCATCCTATATTACTCATGCTATGAGAATCTATCGCACTGTACTACCAGAAGAAGACTATCATAAGATGATGACTTCTATCTATAAAAGTAGACATAAGATCGGTCCTATAGAGCGTCCAGTCCTTCATTAATCTTGCTAAATGCCTTTTAGTCTGTTATATTTATTCATAATTTAATTATAGGAGATTTTCTAATGCCTAATTGGTGTGCTAACTCACTTACTCTTACTGCCGCAACCAAAGAAGAAGCTCAAGAACTTGAGGCTCATTTACTTAATCAAGAAGCAGATGATTGGACTTTCTTCGGATTCTTTGTTCCAGAGACTTGGAATGAAGAAGATTGGTATTGGTCACGAGTAAATGCTTGGGGAACAAAATGGGATGCTAATATGGCAGGCATTGATTGGGTAGATGACTACACCGTAGTGATGTCATTTGATACAGCCTGGTCTCCTCCTATTGCAGTTTATGAGGCAGCAGCTGAACAAGGTTGGGGAGTTGTTGCTACTTATTATGAGCCTGGTATGTGTTTTGTTGGTTCTTGGGTTGATGGCGTAGACGAGCATTATGAATTTCAAGAATGTACTTCTAAAGATGTTCGTGATGTTGTAGGAGACGACCTTGATGACGAGTGGGGGATCTCAGAAATGATGGAAGAGTGGGAAAGGGAAAGTGAAGAATATGATCTTCAAGAGACCGAAACTAACAGTGAAGGAAAGAGCGAAACTCAGACGCAAGAGACCGAAAACAACTACAGTTCTGACGAACATCAAGGCGGTGTCGAACATTGGGGAGCAAAACGCTAATGGCAAAACATAACTTTGGAGAAGTTGTAGGTAAATGTGGTGTTTGTACAATCAATCTTTGGTCATCTGCAGGGGGAGATCCCGTAATCTGGCCTTGTAATGTCAACGGCTGTCCTCATGAAGCAAAAGATGAGCAACATGCACACTTAAATATTAGACACGGTGGGGAGATGAGCAGTGGACTCGGACAAATTGACTTTTAATGATCATCAAGAAGCAGAGACATTGTTTCTGAGAAGGCAAGTAGCAGAACTCAGAGAAACTATCGAGTTCCTCAAAGAAGATAACAAGGAACTTACAAAAGCTTATTACAAAATTATTTCAAAAAAAGGTTGACTCTTGCTATTTTTTACTACATAATAAGCTATAAATATTTGAAGTATGCAGGTACTTGATATTAGTAAAAACTATATACCTTCGTACTCCTTTTAGGAGTTTTTAATTGCAACCTTTTCCCTATCTTGGTTTTTTCAAACAACTTCTGCCTTATGAAGATATCATAAGGTATCACTATTCTATACCTAAAGATGTGTGGACTGATAGATGTAGTCCTCTTGATGGTACGGTACACTCACATAGACCTACAGAAGAGGTTGTTCAAAGCACTCTTTATTCCAAACAAAATGCTTCTTATAAAGAATTAGTAGTTAAACACTTAAATTTCTTTTCAGATGAGTGGTTTTCTGCAGTAGGAGCTTTG